TGTAAAATTCTTTATATTATCTAATATAGTCGTCTTAAGTGCTGATGGTTCATCTGATAAGGTTGGGTCATAGAACACAGTAGATGCAAATTCAATATAGGTGTATTTTACATCCTTGATTTCGGGTACAATACCTGCAATACTGTACTTTTTCAGTTCTTCTCTCATGTTATCTTTAATTGCACTTGAGAGATACTGTCCATTAATTGGTTTAATTGATATATAAACTCTTCCATATCTTGGTGGATTGAGATCTTCACCACCAAAGACCGAGACTGACTCTGCATCTGGGTAAATTTGTGGCACCAATGCCTCATAATCGCTTGATGTTACTGCTCTATTTTGAGCTGCATATGTTCTTGGTGCAAATTTTCTGATAGAATCAACAGATTCAACCTCTTGACCTCCCGATGATGGACCATCAGCAAAAATTCCAGAGATGTCAGAGGTAACTACAGTGTCATTATTGTCTAAAAGTCTTCCCGCAAAAGAAAATTGAGAGATATTATTACCATCTTCGCCACTTGTAACCGAGTAACTTGCCTCAATATAGTTACCATTGTCTAATTTCTTACCAAAAATACCATCACCAAACAAAATCTCGTATCTTTGGTCTTCATTTTCTTGTAAAAAGTAAACTTTTGACGTTGCAATCACGTCAAATAGATTTGTTTTTAGTTTATAATTTTCAAATGCAGTAGATTGCTCGGTTTCAAACACTTTAACTCTCAAAGAACCATTATCAACCGAGGAATTTCCTAGCAAAAACCTCTGATTTGGGATACTTGAGTCAACCGTGAACTTCTCGGTGATATATGAACCTTCATATATCGTAATATTGTTGAAATCTGCGACTCCATTCACTACAGGTACGGTAATATCCGATGGAATCGTAAAAGTAAAAGATAAATTTCCAAGTCTTTGTGATGAAGTAGCAACAACGCCTGCCTTTAACGTCAGTGTAAGTGGTGATGAAGTTAATCCAGATACATCAACGAAGAAATTTATTGCAGTTCTTGAACTTTTTCTTGATCTTGGCGTATACCCAATATTTTTTGCAAGAGAAACTACGTTTTCTCTCAATGTTGCACTATCAATGAAAACCTCATTACTAAGCATGTTAGCATTATATGAGGTAATATAGGTATTATAAGCAAGCGTATCAATAATTACCGATAGGTTTGACCCTTCAAAGTCGTAATCGGTAAAATTTGAGTTAGATCTTAAGTAATCTTTTATAGATTCCTTTACTTGATCAAAATCAAGATTGGCAAATTTAACTAGTGGCATTTATCTACCTAGTTTTTGTTAATGGAAACCTTAGAACTTGTATTGGAGTATTAATTCCAGTTATTTCATACTCAACAGTTACATTAAAAGCATTATTTTCAAAGTCTGGATCAACCTTTACGTCTGTCAAGTTGATTCTTGGTTCAAAATCCCTCAGTAAAGAATTAATCTCAGACTGTATTTGTGATGCTGATATTACATCTATGTTTTCAAAGAGTGCTTGAGCGAGTCCAGATCCAATATTTGGATTAAAGAGTCGCTCACCTCTCCCAGTTAACACCAGATTCTTTACAGACTGTGCAATTGCATTCTCATTTTTCACGACAATAAGGTCATTTGTCAATGGGTTTTTCTTAAAGGACATGTTAATATCCTTAAATCCAAGAGATACTCGTTTTTGAATCTCTACAGGCATGAAAATACTACGGTTCTACCATATTTATTAAACTTAAAAACCGTTTTATTCAAGAAGTGTCTCGGTATCGTCAGAATCTTGATTTTTCTCGGTATCAGAATCACCTGTAACTTCTCTCAACTCCTTCTGAAGCACTTTTCCTGACCAATAATCAGTAATTAGAGTGGATGTACCCCACATTTTATGCATATACTTGGAATCTCTGTCTGGATTAGTCATTAAATTTCTCCTTTTGCGATTAATTTTGTTTTTCTTCTGGTGTTTCCCAGAAATATTCGTCAGTATCACCTAATCTACCCCATCTTACTCCATTCTCAACCTGATAATACTTAGTAGAGACCTTAAAATCAGGTGTTTGGGGATTTTCTGGTGTTATTGACAGATCATATACTCTCATTCTGTTGTTCGGATACAGAGCAAATTGTCCATTTTCAAGTTCAATACAGTTATGAGACTTATGCTCCTCTGGAACTTCACTTACGTTACAATTTGTGATATCAACATCCGGATGAAAGTTATCTAGGGTAAACAAATATTCTCCTTTGAGATTACCATAGTTTCTTGAACGCACTTCAAAGTCCATTGAACCAATGAATTGTTTCTCAATACAACGAACACCATAATCCATACAATTCCAAAATTGTAGGTTAGGCAAGTCAAGATCTATCTCAGGAGTTTCCGGTCGTGAAAGGAACGCGCTAATGGGTAACTTATCATAAAGCGCCCCATATTGTGGCAAATAAGTTTCAAAATAAAATGCACGTCCTGGAATGGACTTTGCAGTAACCCAAATACCCTCTACAAATTCTCCATGACCATCTTGATGATCACGAAGATACTCCTTACGAACCCAAACCTTTTGTGGAGGTAAATTTACAACCAGTTGACTCATATGTTCTCATATGTTCTTGCTATGTATCTATAAAAAAACCTCCACCTGATGCGGTGGAGGTATCGGATTATTTACCTTGACCCCGATATGCTTTTCGTGCTTTGTTACGACTGGTTGCGGCATACTTGGTATGCTTTCCGTTTCCTTGCCGAGTATTCTTGGGACTGGGTTCTACAATTAGAGAACCCATAAGAGATTTCTTAATCCTTGCCATTTTAATTTTCCTCTAATTCAATTTCGGTGGGATCTACTTCACCATCATAAACTTGTTCTGACATTTCGTCAAGGATCTCGGCACATTCTTCATGACTGAGATTCCTATGAATCACTCTACCCTTATAAAGGATATTAATCATCAGATGACGCGAGTCTTCTCATGACCCACACGAATACGAGGATCACACCAGGTCTCCATACCAAGTTCCTTTGCATCCAAACAGAAACTTACATCCTCTCCGCACATATCTTGTACAGCACCAGATTCAAAGACCTGCATCTTCGGAGCAAACCATGGATACTCCATACGCTCAAAGACACCGTTCTTAATCATTGTCCAACCAAATCCTGTATAGTCAACAGTAAATGGCTTACGACGCTTCGGCATTGTCTCACCTGTTTCGTGATTCATGACTCCACCATTCTTACGGAACTCATCCTCTTCTAACCAATGTGCAACAGAAGTGGTGAATCCATCCTCGGTCATATACCAACCACATGCAATCTCACGCTCGTCGCCCTCTGCAGGAACTGCAAGATCACACAGTTGCCAAAACTTCTCGGTGTTGAATACAATGTCACTATCAATCCATAACTGATAATCATACTCCAAATTGCCGTCCCATGGAACTTGCTTAGGACCGCGCAGCACGTTTGCTCCAAGAACCTTACAACGTGCAAAGTTCACCATGGATGAATAGTCCTGAGAAATCTGAATACTCATACCATTCTGCACCATGTCAAAACATAGTTGTACGAAGTTCTTTAGAAAGGTAAATGAACACCCACGACCAGGAAGGCAGAATACAATCTTCTTACCTGCCATTCGCTTCTTGATTGCATCATAGTCCCACTCAGGACCAGCCTCGGAAGGATTCTTTGCCTTCACAACAAAACCTTTTGCCATAGAAATTACCTTTTGTTCAGTTCAAGTTTACAGGAAATAGAATGATTTGTCAAAAATTTTTGAGGATATTAATATATCTCTTGACGCATCTCTTTAATATTTAGTTTGTCTCGTAATACTCAATTGCAAAATCATCTTGCACATACTCGGTACGAATGCCACTGATTGCTATCATACCATGAATGGTTAGCAGTTTTCTCTCTGCATCTTCTTTCGTGTTTAGATCTCTGCAGAATATTACGTTGGTGTTTTTTGCAATAATGCGATACATGTATTGTAGTTTTTATTCACCTTACATATATTTATGTCTGATCCCACACACTCTCAGAAATCTGGGCGATTTTTTTTCTTGACGGGGGTTTTGAGTCCCCTTTTTTATACTCGGAATTTTTTTTGAGACCTGATATCTCGAGAGCGATTTGGGTTCGTTGTAGGTTAGGGTAGTTAGCGTTTTTATAAACCGCATCGCCCGCCGCACATCAACGGCGACCGCATAAAAACACTGTCAAAATGACACTTAGTGGTCAAAAGTGGCACGAACGACAACCCATTCGTTCGTGCTAGTAAATATCAATAATCGCGGAATATATGACACGAACGATAAGAAGAACCATCACTACAAGAAGTGAACTCATGAAGAAGATTTGCCTCCCAAGTTGATTCCCAATCCACGACAACATAAGAGGGAACATCACCATAGAGTTCAGATGTATAAGATTCAGCGAAATCTGCCTCATTTTCATATGTACCCTGATAACGTTCATCACATTCTTCAATATAAGAAACGCAACCCATTTCTTTAATCAAAGCATCAACTGCCTCATAACCAATCTGTTCACCACAACGAACATATTCATCATAAAAGTTAACGAAATCATCTTCACTATAGTCATCAATAAACTCCAACATTGCGGAGAGATCATAACAATAATCCAGCAATTGTTCAATCTTTTCTGCAACATTAGCAGAAACGAATTGTTTGTAGCTTGTGGTCAAAGTGACTGTCATTGTGTGTGAATTAGTGAGTGAACGAGTAAGGGTTACTTAGTGATCAGAGTTCTTTGATCATTTCATCCAATTCAACTAAATTAAGATTGGCATCAGTATATGATACACCGTCAGGAGTTGTGCCATCATTGAAACCCATATAGTCTACAAATTCCTGATAAGTATCACATTTGCACGCACTCTTGTAGAGATATTCAACATTACCGATCCACAGTGATACATTCCAAGTCTCGTAGTTTGCCCAACCGTTGTACGTGGTGTCTTCCATTGTGGTTTGGAATGTGCTGTTCATGGTGGTTTCCTTGATTTCCATACTGTTAGTATTACAGAGATTGGGGGCAATTGCAAGCGATAGTGGACGGTTTCCCAACTGGTCCCCCCTAGAAGTCGTTGTTACTTTTTAGGAAATCTTCAAGGGATTTACTATCTTTATCATCCACATCTTTCATCTCCGGAATGTCAAAAATCTCACCTGGCATATCATTAATCTCGGCCCAGAGTTCGTCGTACATTGTTGTTAGTTAGTGAGTGGGTAGTTAGTGTTACTTAAGCAGTTAAGTTAGTGCAATATGATGTTAACAACTCAGAAACATTAATCTCATCATCTATCATAAACTCTTCTAAAAGATAATCCACTGTTATTTCTAATTCTGCAGCCAGGTGTTCAAATAGTGAATCCATGAGTTAGTGTAAGATAGGGGACAATAAAAGACCGGGGGATTAACCCAAACGCATCGATGAAAAGAATGGAATTGTGGTGATACCTTGCGCGGTGTTCATAGTCACGAACCACTTAAAGTTTTTCTGGAAAACACCATCACCCTGCTCACCATGCTCACTCAGGATAGCATTTAAACGTGATTTTGTAGTGTTTGATTGAAACCCACCATCAAATAAACGAATGAAAGTATCACCAATCTCTGCAATCTTGTTACCATGAAGATGAACAATAGAGAGGTTTTCTTCCTCATTGAAACTAACACTAGTGTTAGCAGATTTCCAGTTCTGGTTATTAGAAATGGCGTTGTTCATCAGAGTTTCAATCTTACGCATGAGA